GTAGAAATACACTAGGTGTAATGGATAAGCTCATATAATGAGCTGTACCAATTTTGACCTTCTGACTTTCTGTTCCAGCTGGTAGAGTATATCGTTACTCACCTTTTGGAAAGGATCGTCAGTCTGAGCCGAAACCGGAACATAACCAGGGACACTATCTCTAGTATCACGGATTACGCTTGGGTGAGGACGACCAAGGATCATGTTCATTTGGTGTATTCCAACTGAAACAACCCAGTGGCTGTTCTCACAAGCTGTCATCGATGATTCTGCCTGGTCGGCAGAGCCCTCAAATCCGAGCTCTTTCAGAGCAGCATTATCAAGCTGGTCATGAATTGACTTAGGACCTCTGAGGTTCATCTCGTTCCAGAAACGACCGTTTCTGGTTCCAGCACTCTCGAAGGTCATGTAGCGTTCGCTACTGTCCATCAGCTGTTGAGAAATAGGTGTGGAAAGCCTCTCAGAAAGAGATTTCCCACTTGGGTTCCAACCCAAGCCACCTACCTCGACAGGTACCTCGGCTATCGCGTCGATAACTGCCTTCTGCCTTTGGCTAAGTAGTACTCTAGACGGTGGACCAAGTTGCCGACAAACGTCGACAAAGTTGGAATTATCCACGTCTCTCCATTTATTCTGGTGAATAACCCGATTTGGGAGTATTACCTTTCCCGCAAACTCTGCAAACTTATCTGAAGTAATTGTTTTACTCTCAGATACCTTACAACCTAGGTTGGTCAGGGTTGCCCGATAAAGCCTGGCGAGTTCAGGATTCCCTATACAAACATCGTCTCCGAGAACGACAAAGTCGTTACCGTTGAGGCCGTGTTTGATACATAACCCTCGTAAGAGTACGTTATGAGTATAGGCGAACATGAAAAATGAAGGCCCGAGACCTAGAGGTTGACCTCTAGTGAATCGGTGTAGAGTGACCACACCGTTCTCCTTCGAGAACCATGGGGCCTCGCAAGCAAACTCGAAGATCGAAAGGCACTGCGCAAGCAGCCCCGTAGGATCCGCGAATGTCTGGGAGACCAAGTCAATCTGAAAGTGTCGTGGAAACATGTTAGTAGCGTCTGAAAGATCGATAGAGTGGCAAACTCTACCTTCTTGCAACCACTGCTGAACACGCTTTACACCTTTCGCTTGATCAAAGGTACAATCGTTGCTTAAACGGCGAAGCTTCTGTTCGAGCGCCCCTTTTAGGGGCTCCAACATCCGTTGGAGGATCCGCGATGGATTCGCTACGGCACGAAGCTTGAAGCCAGGCTCCTGAATGAATGAGATCTTTCCCACGGTCTTACGGACCAAAGGGTGTGAGTCTCTAAAAGTATCCATTGACGATATTCTCCTTGAACTAACCACAAAATGGTTATACGGGATAACCTGTTTGGCTATCTCCGGATACATCGTCAGAAGGTTCCTAATAGGAGAGGAGTACAGAGCGAACTCGTACTGCTTCACAAAGTCATCTTCCGGGTAAGATTTGCCATCTATACCAGGTTGGAACTTTGTAGCTGAGACAGGTGCGGTAAGGAAGTACATGTTCTTCGTAGAAGAGCTGTACTCGAACTTACTCGGCATTATCTTAGCTCTAGAAGTAAGACCCGTACGCGATGGGGATTCCATCGAGTCGAAGAACTTACGCTTCTGCTGCTCAGTGACAGAGGATGATACGAAGCTAGAATACATCATAAGCGAATTTATCGCTAGACTGATGTCCTTATCTTGCATAGTCATCGCCTTCTTAAAGAACCAGGAGAAGGGACCCTTGGGAAAACCGGAGTTATTCCGATGAACCCACGGTGCCACATAATCGCCGCCCGAAAGCCGCGATATGAGTTCCGATTTAATACTTTTTAGGCGGTTTACCGTCCATTCAGGTCCTGAAGACTTTACCCAACGATCTACCTCAGCGACGGTCGCTTTCGCGACGGTCAAGGGTACTCCTAAGACGAGAAGTCTCTCTTGTAAGTTTAACATAATTACTCAATTAAGATGTGATTAATAACTTCTGGAAGGGACCTCCTCCCAAGGTACGAC